AAATTTGCCCCAGTATTTACAATATTTTTATTGATTGTCCCATAAAATTGCAACCCAACAACACCTATTTCTGATACATCCGGATCTATTATCCTACATTTAACATTGTCAAAATATGCTGTCCCAATAGAACCAGTTCTTAAAAAAATTACTGGGTCTATTTGAGTTGCTGTGAATGTAATTGACAAATCAACCATAATCCCACTTGTAGTGCTTTCTTGTTGAATATTAGCTTGTTCAATGCTTAGAATTGCTAAATCAGAAGTTCCTATTCTGCATTGCGCTGATAATGTATAAGTCTTCCCTATAACACAATTTAAAACTTGTGATGCACTTCCTTGGCTTGCAGAACTTGTAACTTCAAGAGAACCAGCCACTAAGGCTAAAGAAGAAAAATTGCTTATCCAATTAGTTGTATCAGTTGTAAATTCCCCATTTAAAACAAGTTCTGTTCCAACAATAGATTCTGTAGAAGTTCCAGCCAACCATGCTCCTACCTCATCATCAAATAAAGTAAAACCTCTTTGCGCCGTAAAAGTAAATATCGACATTAATTCACCACCGCAGGAACACCATCTATTTCAATGTTTAAATATTCAGAATCAATACCACTTTTAACAGCATCAGAGACTATTTCAACCAAATCATCCGTCAATACAGCTCCATTCATATTAAAAGTTATATTAACAGTTTGAGATTGCTGTTCTTTCTCTGCCAAGCTTGGAAATGGTTGTAAAGTTTGTTGAGGCGGAGCTGGAATATTGCTTCCTCCACCACCAATAGAGGCTACATTTGCCCCACCACCAAACTGCTGATTTTTAATACTGTTTATTTGTGCCATTCCTTCAATCAACATTAATCCAGCTGGGATCAATCCATAAGGCCAACCACCAGCATTATCAAAAGATTGCATGACAGCACTAGGCAATGAAACAGCAGCATTTGCTAAAGCCATTGCTTTCTTTACTTTGAACATTTTTTCACTTTGCTGAGCAGAAAATTGTAACATTGCTGCACCGTTGCGCAAAGTAGACCCTAATTCTTTTTTCTTTATTGACTCACCCATAGCTAAACTAGCCTGAAACCCACTAAAGGTAGCTGCTAAGTTTTTCTTTTGTGCCTGATCTTCCATCTCGGCTTTTCTTGCTAAATAATTTGCTTCTAATTGAAGCAATATTTCTTTTCTGTTAGACTCTTCATCAAAAAGCAACGCTGCTCTTTCAGAGTTTCTTTGAAATTCTGCATCCAATATTTGCTCTTTTGATAAAGATAAATTAATGATACTTGCCAAATCTGCATTTACGTTATTTGCAAAAGATTCTCTTTCACTATTTCTTTTTTCAATGGCTTTATCTTTTTCCCTTTGGTCAATTTCATCTTTTCTTAAATAATATTCTTCTCTTAAAGCAATCATTGAGTTAGCGTGATCAATTTCTTCTTGAACTATTGATCTTTTATTCTCTTCTATTGCAGCTATTTGTCTTTCATTTGCAGCGTTTAATAAATTATCTTGTTGTTCATAAGCAACTTGCATTTTAGATTCAATTTCTGGATCTTTTTCCGCTATTAAAGTTAACCTTGTTCTTTCAGTGTTTGAAATAATATCTAAAACAGTTTTTGAATGTTTTTTGTTTATCTCTGCTATTGCGTCAGTAGTAGTTAATTCTTCCTGAATCTTTCTCATATTATTTTCAGAAGTAAAGCCATTAATGCGAAGTTCAGCATCAATTAAAGTTTTCTGTCTTATTTTTATATCTCTTTCTGCATTTTCGTTTATAACATTTTCTAACCTTGCCCCTTCCTCTTCTGGTATATTACCGGCTTTTACCTCATCTCGAATTTTATTTATATCTACAACTTGTCTCTTTTTAATTGTGGAAATAGCCTTGCCACCTTCTATTCCCTCAATAAACTGAACAAGTTTTAATTGTTTTGCATATTCTTTGTTTTGTTCTCTAACAGCTTGAATTTTATCTTCAGCTTGTTGTTTTGCAATTTGCTCAGGTGAAGTATTTGTTAAAATTGCAAGCTTTTCTTTTTCTAAATTAAGATTTTTTGTTAAACTTTTTTCTTCAATTTGCAAAAAAGATAATCTTAATTGTTGAAAAGCATTAAGCTTTTTGCCATTTTTCGCACTATCATTTAACAATTTGTTCATAGAAGCGCGTGTTTCTTGCAATTTGTTTCCCATAGCACGAATAGCTTCACTTGCTTCTTTTACAGGGTTTCCTTTTATTGCTATAGATAATTGATTTATTTTCCCTGACAATAAATTTAGAAAATCTTTAACAATCCCCGTTTCTCCTATTGATCCTACAAAATTATCCCATGAAGAAGATAATCGTGCAAAAGCTGCTTCTATAGTATCTGTAGAATCTGGAAAACCTTTTAATAATTCTTTAGTTTTGCCAAAAGCTTCAATTAGAACTTCATTAGTGATTAACCCTTGGGATGAAAGCTCTTTTAAAGATAATGTGCTTTTTCCAAACATGTCTCGCAAAGCCACTGTAAGCAATGGTAAATTTTCTGTAACTGATCTATATTCATCCCCCATCAATCTACCAGCAGACATGGCCTGAGTGATCTGAATCATCGCACCTGACATTTCTTGTGTACTGGTACCCATAGCCCTGCCACTCTTGATCAAAGTTGCAGCCCAGTCAGTCATTGTTTCTGTGCTAAAAGCTTTATCTGTCACCACAGCAAATCTAGTGACAATTTTGCTTGCTGTAGTTAAATTAATGCCTACCTCTTGAGTCATAGCAAAAAACTTTTGATAAGAGCCTGAATCACCAGTCAAAAAAGTTAATTTTTGGCTTAACAAGCGCACGGATTCCGCAGTTTTTTCAAACTCAACAAATATATTAACAGCTTTTATGGCCATATAAGTGCCAAGTAATAAACGAGAATATACACTTACAAAACGAGCATATTTTATCATTTTTTGTTGTACAGATACGTTTTTCCTATTTTCAATAACAAGAAGCTTAGTTTGTTTTATAGTTTGTTTTAATAAAGAATTGTATTCTCTTTGACTTATTTTTTTATTTTTAAGTAACAAAGTTAATTGCTTTTCATCTTTTGCAATAGCTTTTTGAATAGCATATTGTGCATTAAACTTAACTAAAGCTTTATCCAATTCAGCATTTTGTGCTTTTTGTGCACGAGCTAATTCTTTCTTTTCAGAAACCATCTTTTTATAAGAAGACGTAGATTCTTTTATTCTTTTTGCTTCTCTATTTGCGATTGCATCTGCTTCTTTTTGTGTTTTTAAGCCAGAAGCCACAACTTGCCTTAATTCTTTACGTATTGTTATAAGTTCTCGCTCTGCTCTTGCTGATTCATCATATTTTAAATTTAATTTATCAACAACGTCAACTAATTCTTTTTGTTCATCAGTAAGTTTTGAGTACGAAACCTTTTGGTCACTCATCAAAGATATTGATTTAAGGATTTGTTGATTTGCCTTTTGGCTAGAATTAACCAATTTACGGAATACGTTAGAGCCACCCCCTTGTGCAACGGCTCTTGTCTCATCTTGAAATTTACGCAAAGTTATACTAGCTTCCGTTGTGCTAGAAGCAAAAGCTCTCATTTGCTTATTCGCAGACGCAGAATCTAATTTAATTGACGCGTTAAATTCAACCATTTATTTTGCCTTTCGTGCTAAACTTTCAGCTCTATGTTCAGAATAAGTATCACTCATTGCATAAATTATTGATACAAATTCTTTAAAGCTACCTATAAGGCCGAAATTTTCCGCATAACATTTTAATTCAGTCAAAGGGATCATTCCATTCTCATCGCTAGAATGTGATAACACCCAATAAGCCTCCGCAAACCAATCGTCAAACAATCCAGCTTTTGGCATATGATTTAATGGTGTATCTTTTCCTTTTAAACTTTTAAAATGCTTTATATGTTTTCCGTACTCTAAATTCCATTTTAGTGAACGGATTATTCTGGCTTTACTTTTTTGATATCCTCATCTAAATAATTATTAATGTTTTCACTAAATTTTGAAATTGCTGTATAAGCATCTTTATCGTCAGTTAATAATGCTTTTGCATTTTTGTAAGAGTATTCATATTCTTTTCCATCTCTATCAACTATTTTATCCCATCCAACTAAGATAGTCTTTGCAAAACATTCTACCATAATTGAATTTGATTCTTCTTCACTCATCTGGTCATTATCAAATTCTTCTTTGTATGGCTTTAAAAGCTTTCTAAATAATTTCTTGAAATTTGCATTTCCAGCACGGGCAACTAAAAATTTATTTCCTCTATAAACAAATTCAGCACCTTCTGTTTCAGCTTTGTCGTTAATTGGTGTTATTTTCATTATAAATTCCTGTGGTAAAACGTAATTCCTGTGTCAATTTAAGAAGTGAGACTCTTAACACAGGCATTAAGAATCTCACCAATCTAAGGCAACAAAGTTGCCAAAGTTTGTTTACGCATCTACACGTGAAAATTTAATCATATAATCTAAAGTAGGATCTCGCAGAGCTTTAAATGACCCTGATTGCATTAAAAATGCGTCTTTTCCAGAGATTGGGGTATCTAAAGATTCAAATTTACAATAAGGCATATCAATGCCTATAGAATTTCCATCTCCGTCAGTCAAGATAATAGTAACACCAAAAGAAGTTGCAGCTACAAATTTATTATACAAATCAAGATTATCAAAATAAACTTCTGTGCTTCCGTTAACGTCCAAGCTATAAGCTGCGAGTGCTCCAGCTCCTAATTTTCCGATAGACTTTGCAGGGGCAATTTTATTATCAATATTTAAATCTAAAGTAGAAAATGTTGCAGTTCCTCCTACAATGCCTGATATTCTAATAACAGCGATGCTAGATACAGCATTAAGAATGGAATAAGATGGGACTGGATTGTCAGCACCTTCTCCAGTTAATGGTGTTGATCTTACCTCTTCAGTCATTCCAATAATGCCAAAAGTACCACTAAGAATAGAACCTGTGGCAAACTTTAAACTCATAGTATTAATTGCACAGCCTCTGTGATACCAATAGAAATTTGACCCATTGTTAGTAACTTTTTTTCTAAATGTATATCCATCAATAGGACTTGCACCATTTGTTTGAATAGAAGTTGACGTAACAACCAAATCAGTTAAATTTGTCGTAGCTTCCGTATCAGGTGAAACGGTTACTTGATTAGTGCCAGTAGCTATACAAGTATAAACCCCATCAATAGTTGGATCAGTCGCAGAAGATAAGCTAAATACATCACCTGTTTGGATAACTGCTTCGATTCCTGCATTTTCAATAATAGTGCTATCTACTGTTCCATTATTCGTAACAGTAGATAAAGATATTGTTCTCGGTGTTGCAGCATTCATCAAAACCGATGCCATAAAATCTGCGTAAGGAGCATATGACAGCTCAAAATTTATATCCCCTGCAATATCTCCGTCAACAACAACAAGATCATCAGTTTGGCGATCCGATCTAATTACATCAGATATAGCAGTAGAGATATTATTAGCAATTCCTCCACCTGTTGTAGGGAGTAACGTAAAGACAGGATTTGCATCAGTTACACCAAAAATTGTTTCTTTATCATAAGCTGAACTTGTTAAATTTGTACTTGCGACCATGTCAATCTCCTAAAATTGAATTAAAATATTTCAAAAAGCATTGGTGCAATTTGAATATTCTTTTATTCCTCATCAGATGTATAAGGGGTGTCAACAATCAAGCCAAACCATCCATCATCCTTTGCACCATTTCTCCTAGTTGAAGAAGCAGTAGTAAATAAATTAGCTTGATTTAAATTATCCATTATTCCACGTATTTTGTCAGCAAAGAAATAAGCTTTTGAGCTTCCTATATTTTGCTTTACATAAACTTTTGTTGCAAAAACACCTGTATGTCTTATTCTTCTTAAGTTGATTGAGTTTATGTTTACGTTGTTCGAATCATAATTTATAAAAGAAATTGAAACAAAACTATCAATATTAGAATCATCAAATTTTACATTATCAAATTTTATAGGGGTGGTTGTTCCCCATCCGTCAATAAAAGCAACTTCTAACAATTCCCTAGTTTTATCTAAATTAGGCATTCTTAGTTTTTTCCATAGCAGCTTGTATAAAATTTTGATTAGCCTCGTTCCCACTTTCTCCATTATTTACATGAACTATATAAGGGCTATTATTGTATATTGTAAATTGTGACCAATTTCTTTTATATTTTGTAAAATCTGGCACTTCTCTTTCTGGTGCGTTTGACCCATCGTTTTCACGATAATTTTTGCCAGCTTTCCCACCCGGCCTTGCCATCCAATTAAATTTTAAAGTGCCAGTATTTTCAGGAGTCTCTTTTAACAAATTAATAAAAAGTTTTCTTGCTGTGTCTCTTTTATAATCTCCAAAAATATTAATCATGATATTTCCAACTTCTTCTAAACTAGAAGCACGGAATCCCATTATATTCTCCTACAGCTTAATTCATAAGTTGCCCCTGTTGGGTCAATCTCAACCTTGCCTATTTCATAATTATTGCCACGGACTAAAATCTTTAAACCAGTTTTAAACTCATCAATAGTTTTCATACTATCCAAGATTAATAGATTTATATATTGTGTATTTGTGTCTGCCTCATCTTTCTTTTCTTCTTTGTCACCAAGAATAATACAATCCATTATATATTTAACTGGGGTATAAGTTGCTCCTGCCCCTGCTATCGGGTCGTAAACAAGAGATTTAATTTCTTCAAAAACGGTTAAAGTTGCAGTAGCATCTGATAAATCATTATTCATTGCATCTTTAACTTCATCTTGAATGTCTTGATATATACCCATTTTAAGCTCGTTTTAGGTTGCTTTTTGAATAATTGCAAATTGGTTTTAATATTGAAATTACTTTATTCAAAGAATTTGGTTTATCTTTTTGAGAGTGACCGAAGTTTGTATCAACCAAAACACCTTTTGCCTCAACCTTTTTTGATTTTATGCCTCTTTTATTGCTAAAAAACAACTCTCCTTGGGAAAAGAAATCATAAGCCAATATTGCAGATGCGTGTTTTATCTCTTCTGGTATATTTAAATAGTCAATAACACAATCAAAATTCAAATCAATAAAATATCTTGCCTCTAACAAAGCACCTTCTTTAATAGGTTGCTCAATAACTAGCCAGTCATGCTTTAAATACAAAAAAGTATCTGCCTCAGCAATCGTGGCGTAGAATTGAGTTGTCGTTGCAAGAGTCATTATAACTTTTATTTGTTATTATTTTCTTTTAGCATTCTTTCATGATTTTTTCTACTTGACACTAATAAGTCAGCAAATGAAGGAACCTTTTTTGCCTCTTCAGAGACTTCGTCTTTTGGTATTTCCTTTTCATTTTGTTTTTCAATTTTTGTCATATCATCACCTATATAGTTAAGTGGCTATTTCTAGCCACTTATTTTTGCTATCAATTTAGCCGTTAGTTTTTAAGAAAGCAAGTGGGATATTTTTGCGTTCTGTATAAACACGATCCCATTGATTTGCAGCTTCTAATTGAGTTCTATTTGCTGTGATCCCTTGTGCAATAGCAGTAGATAAGAACGCAAAGCCTTGAGGGTGAATAATTTCACTTTGGCGAGAATGCAGAATGTCTTGCCCACCACCATTACCAGAAGATTCATTCCGCTCAAGTGCAGAAGGATTTAAAGTTGGGGACGTTCCATACCCAAAAGCTCCTTGTCCAAAAAGAACACTTGTATAAACAAAACCATTAGTAACACCCGGTGTTACATCAAGTTTATCATCTACAACAACACGTAAACCAAGATAAGTTGGAATATTAATCTCACCACGAGAATCTGGAATAAAAGCAATAAGATTAAGCTTTTTCAAAGTTGTATAACAAATTGAATGAATTGCTATTGCAGTGATAGTAGTCCCTGCATCACCTAAAGTAGCGATAGCATCAATAACAGCATTAGCGTTAATAAGATTAGCTGCTACAGCAGCATTACCCGCTGGTATTGAAACATCAACAACCATGTCAGAACCATCATTGGCTACATTGTCAGCTAAAATGCCCATCGCAGATGAAACAACACGCTGTTGTGTATTAACAGCCCAATATGTGCCAATTCTATTTGTAATAGCCCCAAGTGGGTCTTCTAAAGCGAGCTGTCTGGTTAGATCCATTGTAGACCAAGACTTATGTTGATTGGCTAGGCGGTAAATCTGAGTCCCTGTATCAATTTTTGCTGGGGTTGACGCAACAGCAGGATCGTCAGTCACATAATCTGGCTCATCATTAGTCATTGGGTTGAAATTTGGAAGCTCCCCAATCATGCCACCAGTGGCAACCATCTCTGAAATGCGAGGATCTGGGACTAAAATTCCGGATGAGATAAAAGCATTTGCCTCTACAGCTTCTTCTTGTACTGCGGCATTAAATGCGGTAGGTTCATAAATGTCAACTAAGCGTGTTACAGCCATTTTTTTCTCCAATTATGTTAATCTCTTGGAGAATGACCGCCAAAGAGATATAAAAATTAATTTATACCTTATTGACCAAATCAAAAAGGTTGTTTCGCTAATAATCAGCCAAACTAATTATTACGTTATTGTGTAATGTACCACACAAAAGAACTCATGTCAAGCTTTATTCTTTTGCGTGGCACCCATATTTTATACCCCTGCTGCTTTTTTGTATTGCTCTGCTAATACTGGATTTTCTCTTGTGATTCTTGCTTGCTCAGTTACATTTCTTGATTCTTTCTTCCAAGGATTTGTACCACTAGCACCTTTCCCATTTGCATTAACGTCTGTTCTGCTTCCTGAGTTTAAATCTTGAAACGCTAAAGAAAATTGATCGTTTGCCTTCATTTCAGCCACTAAGTCTTTAGCTTTAAAGGGCGTTGTAGCGTCTTCTTTTAATCTTTGGTTCCCTTCACTATCTAAAACTTGAACTTCATATCGCCCATCAACTTCAACAGTCGTCATTTGGCTTAATACATGTGGCAAGAGAAAGAATGAATTACCTTTTTCTGCTTCAATGGCTTTTATAGCACTGTTTTCTATAAGCTCTTTGTCTAGTGCCTTTCTTAATGAGGATATCTGAGCTGAAGTTTCATTTTTTAACGTGTTTATAGTAGTAGTATGGTTTTCGTTTAGCTTAAGTTTAAGTGCTTCCCATTCTCCTTTTCCTTCTAGTTTTTGCTCTTCTAAAGCTTTCTTTTCTTGTTCCAATTTTTCTTTATCAGACAAAAATGTATTATACTCATTTAAGTCAAATCCTTCTGGAATTTGATTCTTTTTTAACCTTTCCATTTGTGTAAGAATTTTTGTTTTATTTTCAACTAATCCTTTTGTTTCTGCGGCAATAGCTGCTTTTGTAGATTCTTGCACTTTAGCCAATGCAGCGTTTACTGCTTCATCAGAAGCGCCATCCCCCATAATTGCTTTCATTTCTTCAAAATTCATCTATCATCTCCTGTGTGCTTATTAATCTTTAATCTGTTTGTGGGTTATTTATATTGCCATTGTCTAAATTGCTTCCTTTTATCTCTCCTTCCATGTCTTCTTTGTTTTCTTTGTCTTCTTTAGTGTTATTTGATATTTCTTTGTTGCCAGTTTTTTCAAATACTTCTATTTGATTGTTAAGTTCTGCTTGTTTTTCAAAGAAAGGAGGAGGATTTTCTTTTATATTTTCAATTTCTTCTTCAAATGTTATATTAGGATCGACAATCTCTCCTTCTTTCATTTTGTTAAATAATGATCTATGGGATATTGCCCCACTCATCCAAGATTTTACCAAAGCTATTTGAGCGTTTGGCTCCATGTCAATCTTTAAAAAATCATTGTTTAGCTGATATACAAATTCTTTAGGTGGCTCATTACCTCCCCAAGCAAAAAATAATTCAATGGCCTTTTGCATTTGTGAAGAAACATTGTTGACTAAAGTCGCAATCAGTGAAGTCTGTGCTGCTGTCCTTACCAAAACCGAAGTGGCTGTTTCTCTTGAAACCCCTTCTTTCTTTAACACTTGTGCCCCCATACTGGCCATAATATCTTTTAAGTTATCTATAAAATCTTGATGTGCTCTTGCCGAGCTGCCAGAAAATTCTAGCATACCTACTTTTGCATCTGGATTCGATATAAACCAGCCTCTTGACGGCCCGATTGTTTCAGGAACACTATCATCGTCAACGCCAGTAGCCCATGGTGTTGGGAGTGCAGTCCAATGGAGCATGTAAACTTGATCTATAACCCTTTGGATAACACTAATATTCATGTCAGAAATATCTTGAAGTGGAGATTTTGTCACACTAAAATTATTTTTGTTTATCCCATGAATAATAATTGGAATATAATCAAAATTAACCCCGTCCTTTTTAGGGAAAGAATCTTCATCACTCTTAATCATAGTGAATGATTTGCTATTAATATCTTTATTGTTTGAAGATATGTACTTTCTAACTCTATATATTCCTTCATGTATATCTAATACTAT